GAAAAAGGCATAAGACCTCAGACCATCGAGAAGGTCAAAGAGGCATGGGCTTCACAGAAACCTGAAACGCCTGCGCTCAACATGGACTGGCTAATGACGGGCGACGGCGAAATGTTCTTAGAACAGCCAGAACCTGTTGTGGCCGATAAAGGCACGCCGTACTACGACGTTGACTTCCTCGGAGGCTTCGACCTGCTGACTAACGACCAGACCATTGCACCTGCCTATTACATCGACTTCCAGCCCTACAACAAGAAAGGAAATCTTTGGTGTAATATCACAGGCGATTCCATGTCACCACGCATCAACAGCGGCGACAAAATCTGCATCAAGGAAATACGCATCGACGATATAATCTACGGTGAAATCTATGCGCTGGTAGTTGGAGAAAACTACGACATGAGAACGGTAAAATGGGTAACACGTTCACCAGAGCAGGGCATGTTACGCCTCATTCCAGAAAACAAAGATCCTCGTTACGGCGACTATCAGGACATCAATATCTCCGACATCAGGAAGGTGTTCAAAGTCCTCGGAGCCGTCCATACCTTCTAACTGTGAACCAAAATCGTACCAACCTAACATAACTTATTGATATTCAGACTCCGTTATGATGCCAACGGGATCACAAAAAAAATGTGGTAATATAGGTATCGAGCGTGATGCCTATTACCATATTAGGTTAATATTCAATAGTTTATTGTTAGGTTTTTCTGCGATTAAGTAAATTTTAATGTGTACCACGGAAATACGCAAGAAAACGCATTACTACGCACATAAACGCAAAGTATGTGTACCAAAGTCGTACCAAGTGTGTGTACCACGTACCACTAAACAATTATTGAATATGAAAATCGCAAAAACAAGAATCGTCTTCGACAGACACAACAAGGCGACAAAGAAGGTGGCAGCGTCCATCTACATCGAAGTTTCTTATGACCGTGTTCGTAACTTCTACAACACTGGCATAAAGGTTTGTTCCCATCAGTTCAAGGATGGGAAGGTTGTCAATCATGGCCAGATGGCAGAATATCAGGATCGCATCAACGAAATGCGGAACACCATCGAAAACTATATCAACGAGAAGATGAAGGCCAAGGAGACTTTCTCTCTCGAAAACTTGAAGAAGTTCATGGAAAATCAGGTGTTCGGCTCAAAAGACTCCTTCTTGCGCTTCATGTACCAGAGAATCTGCGACCGTCCTATATCAGAACCAACGAGAAGAGGGCATTTGTCATTATACAGGACATTGAAGCAGTGGGGACATATCAGACAATTCAGCGACATCACAGAAACAAACATCAAGCTATGGGATGAACTGTCTCACAAAAACGCGCAGAAAGCCAAGTCTGTCTGGAACTATCACAAGATACTCAAGATATATGTCGGCGAGGCAAAGCGTTTCGGCTACATCAAGGATAGTCCTTATGATAATATGAAGTTCAAGCGTGACAATACACCAGGACACGGGTTTATAACTATGGAAGAGATAGACAGAATAAAGAAACTGGTACTGATAGAAAAACCATTGAGTAATGCCAGACTTTGTTTCCTCTTCCAGTGCTACACAGGTCTATCCTACTCGGACATGCGGCTCTTCAATATGTCACAGGTGAAAGAGGTGAACGGAAAAATGCGCCTGAGAGGTTTAAGAGTGAAAACGAATGAAATGTATAATGTGACGCTGATAAAAGCTGCCGTCAATGTTCTGGAAGAATGTAACTACAATCTTCCAGTACAAGACATGATGGTCTACAACAGGAACTTGCAAACTATTCAGTTCAGGGCAGGAATACAAACGAGAATCACGTCTCACGTTGGCCGTCACACCTTCGCAACAACAATCGCTCTAAAGAACAAAATGCCTTTGGAGGTTCTGCAAAAGGTGTTGGGGCATAACAGCATCAGGACAACACAGATTTACGCCAAAGTACTACAGGAGTCAGTGGATGAAGAGTTTGACAGACTGGATAGTATTATATGAATGGTAGAGGGGCGTAACGATATGCTACGCCCCTCTACCTGCTAAATGTCATCTGCGTTCAGTTCCTTCGCAAAGCCGTCAATCATGGTCGCCACATCGTGCAACAATTCCACCGTATCGCCATCAGTGGATTCCTCAAGCCCACGAATCACCTCAACGACCTTGGAAGGTTCGTGACACATCATCCACATCTTCACGATGCCGCCAAGACGCATATTGTCGCTCTCTGGCTCTTCACTCTCACTTTTCTCGGATTCGATACGATAATTGTAGCCTGTCAAGCAATGGCGAATACTTCTTACCTCTTCGTCGGTCAGGTCGGCAGCGGTTTCAACAGCACAGAAAGCGTCTGCAATACGGCACTTGTCTATCATGTACTGCTCCATGTCAAATTCATACGTTTTCATAGCGTCACCTCCTTCCCCTCCTTCAGCAGATGCCAAGCCCTTCGTTTGTTCCAGTCACATTCATGCAGGGCATGGATATATGCACGCCCTCTGGCGTTCCACTTGATATAATTCCTGATATACCCCTTTTCCTCGTTCACAAGCGTACTGATCTGTTTCCCCAAATCCCATTTCAAGTAGTCGGTACAAAACAGATACTCACCATTCTTGGCCTTGTAAATCACACCAATGGCACACAGCATCTTGTTCAACTTCTGTCCGCTCATGCCTATCTCATTCGCAACAGCGGTCGTTGTTCTCAGATGCACATCGTCTGGAGTCTGAATCACCACATCATACGTGCGGGCTTTCGGGCGCATCACATCGTTCTCCAACTGCAACTTCTCATTGGCCTCCACCTGTGCCAGCAAAGCCGTCAATGCCTCCTTGTAGGTCGATGGCAATGCAGGAGTGGTGGCTACCTTGTGAAACACCTGACGATAGACCTCAAAAACTGGACGTACCTTGCGGGCAATGAAGTACTCCATGCAGGAGAGGGAAAGGTAATAGGAAGTTTTGTTCAGACCTCCCCAATCTCGCTCGCCATTTTGGGCGAGCGTTGAAAATGAGGAAGTTACAAAATCTTCTCCCTCAAAGAACTCTTTGCGAAGAGCACGTACAGCCTTACTCTTTTCAGAGTAGACCAACGGCCACACTTCATCAAGATTGATAGGAAACTTGTTGTCTGACTTCGACAATTCTAATACTGCGGTAAAATACCGCTTCAAGTCGCTCTCAGAGCTTGACTTGGTTAATTGTAAGTTTGACATAATTTGAATAACTTTAAGGACACAGGCACTTTCTTATATAGCGGTGCGCCTTTTCCCGCCTTTTGTAACACCTACTCATTAGCAATTATGAGCACTTTTTTCACCTTCTCAGGCTATTTTACGGGAAAGGCACACCTTATTATAGGAAAGTGCGTACTACCCGCCGTCCTAAGTCTTATTCACTGGCTTGCATCGGTCATTACAACCGATGCGCGGGGTACGCACGTATTTCTGGGGCATAAAAAATGCCACAACATTTACAACGTGCGGCAGAACTCCATCTGCCAGCGAATACTTAGGACGCTGCAAATTTAGGCATTTTTACCCATATCCTCCAAATTTTCAAAGACCGATTTTAACACTTTTCTTTCTTTAATATCTGCAAAAGTATAAAACTATCCGATACAAAGCAAATTTCATTCAGATTTATTAATAATAGATTAAGATAACAAATAGATAATGATAATTTTCGCAGACAAATAATCAAAATGTGGTCGTACAACAATAGAAGACAAGATGTTATCTTCGCCATTAAGTTGCTCAAAGCAATCGAATCACCCACTTATAATGTAACAAATCTGATAATATCCAATCGTTTAACTTTTAATATCTTTAACCTTTAGTAACGCAAATATTTATAATATTATATGTTGTCATACGTTTTTGTAGGTATAAATGTAAGTTCTAAATAAAAGTTTTATGAAGCGGTTTTACTTTCTTTCAGCCACCATCATGGCAGTGTTTCTCACATCGTGTATAATCGGTTGCAGCAGCGACGAGGATGAACAGAACTCAATTGATGAACCTTCATCAGATAAGTCCGTGTCACTCGCTGGCAAAAAGTACAGTGGCTTTGACGATTACAACCAAGAACACAGCTTTACATTTGGTGACGCTGATTTTCAGAAAATGAGCAGTGCTATATATTTCGTTCCAAAAGATAAATACGAATCGTCATGGAACTATGCAGACACTTTGCTTACTACATACGAAATGACTACTAAGCAACTTATTCTATCGTTTGAATCAAGTACAAAGGCAACTCTTATTGACTACACTCAAAGCAACGTGGTACAGCAGAAAGCAGAAGTGTATCACCATTATTATAGGTTCAAAGAAGACTTCTACACTGAAAACAGTCTATATATGGTGAATATCACCTCCAGTTCGTTTTCCGTATATGACAAAACAGCAAGCAAGCGATATGATTTCAGACTTGACGGAAACTATGGCTACAACCTAACATTCTATATGAAGAAAGGTGGTACAAAGCAGGACGTTCTTACAAATACCGACAACTACGAATACTTATATAAATACGACGAGAACCTATCACGTGTCGATTTCACAGACGCAAAAGGAAATACCGCCTATGGTTTCATTGCAGAACGCCACAATGCTCCAGACAACATCGAGCATGGATTCTCGCTATATCTTAACGATAAAGTATATTTCTTGAAAGAATAAGATAACAAGAGCGGGTAGGTCATTTCCTACTCGCTCTTTTATATGGGTTCTCAATCTCATTCTCTGAAAGGACTTTCGCGTAGAAGTCGTTTTCCTCTTCAAGTTCACGAATACGTTTTTTCAATTCCTCGACGTGTTCTTTGTACTTCGGAGTCTCAAACTGGCGTATCGTGGTTGGATGGCAGGTACAGTCTTCGATGTCACCAGATACGGCTACTGCCATGCAGCCCGGTATCAGCACCTTGCCTACACCTTTGATATTCTCGTAGTGGCATTTCATACGCTAACATCGGCTTTGATGTGCGGCCATGGGTCGTAGTTTTCCAACTGGAAGTCCTCATACTTGAAATCATAGAGGCTCTTCACGTCTGGGTTGAGTATCATCGTCGGTAACGGACGCGGTTCGCGTGTCAGTTGCAACCTTGCCTGTTCCAGATGGTTCAGATAGAGGTGTGTGTCACCAGTCGTATGAATGAACTCGCCTGGCTCTAAGCCTGTCACCTGTGCAATCATCATACAGAGCAATGCGTATGAAGCGATATTGAACGGCACGCCAAGGAATGTGTCTGCACTCCTTTGATACAGTTGAAGTGACAGTCTGCCGTTTACGACATAGAACTGGAAAAGGGTATGACACGGTGGCAATGCCATTTTGTTTACATCTGCCACGTTCCATGCCGACACTATCATGCGTCTTGAATTTGGATTGGTACGAATCTGATTCAGGACGTACTCAATCTGGTCAATGACTCCACCATCGTAGTCAGGCCATGACCGCCATTGATGCCCGTAAACTGGCCCTAATTCGCCGTTTTCATCAGCCCATTCATTCCATATCCTGACACCGTGCTCCTGCAAGTACCTGACATTGGTATCACCTTTGAGAAACCACAACAATTCATAGATAATACTCTTCATGTGCAGCTTCTTTGTAGTCAGCAGCGGAAATCCTTCTGAGAGGTCAAACCGCATTTGGTGGCCGAAAATGCTCAAAGTACCTGTACCAGTGCGATCTCCCTTCCGAACACCATCAGTCAAAATCTTATCCAACAGATTCAAATAACTTTTCATTGTTTTCTATTTTAGTTCGTTCATTTTCTTCTGGAAAGAAGTCAGGATATTGTCGTATATGACCTTCATCTTTCGCAACTCATTCAGCAGCTCCGCTTTTTTCTGTGTATTGCCGACACCCGACATAACAAACTCCATGTTATTGATGATGTCCTGTAACTTGGATAATCTGGCGTAAGATGTCTGAAGAACGGATTTTCCAATATCCTGTGTCACCTTACCCTGATACAAGCGCATGACTACCTCTTTGTAAAACTCCTTTGTGCCATCGTCAATCTCGTCACAGTCGTTGATAGCATCGGTAAACTCGCAAAAACGCTCTTCCATGATGGAATAGTTCTGTTCGAGACGGTGGCAATAATCAGTCCTTTCCGCATCGTACTTCTTGAACTTTGCAATGAGTGCGTCTTTTTCCTGAATGACCTTTCCCAACCGCTCAATCTCAGCTTTTTGGGTCAGTTGAAGTTTAAGATTCGGAATCCACGCCTTA